AGCTTCCACGTGCGCCGTGACGCCGGCGAACACTGACATGTCCGCGGGCGGGTCATACTCCACGGCGAGCGTCACCGTCACGCCGTCTTCGACCTTCGAAAGCAGGAACGGCTCTTCGCCGATCGGCTGCACGTGCCCGGGGACCAGGTTGTCCGGTTCGATCGGAACCGGACTCGCCTCCACGTCGGCGGGCTTGGGCCCGGCTACCAGATCGTACATGCTGTCGGTCGTGGTGCGGCCCTGGATGTCGATCGAGAAGTCCTTGTTCAGGCGCCAGGAGGTGACGCGGAACTCGCCGCTGCCGCCGGGCATGTCCGGATGCGTCATCGAGCAGACCATGCCCGGCTCGGTGTTGAGCGCGAGCACTGTAGTTTTGAAGGAGATCTGACGCGCCTTCTTCCACTCCTCCGGAGAGATGCCGCCCAACTCCTCTCGCAGGCGCACGCTGATGATGCGCGCCGCTTGCGACTTCGATGCCGTGCCCGAGAGATTCACCGTCGACTTCAGGAACAGCGGACCCGCGCCGCCACCAATGAGGGCGGCATGGTCGATGTCGTAGACGGTGATCGAGTTCGCGACAAACTGGTAGTCCTCGTCGGCGAAGTTCGCAGTTAGGTGGTTGAAGCTGGGCTTGAGTGGGGCCAGTTCGAGGCTCCGGAACAGAATGTTTCCTTCGGTGAACGCCTCGACCGCCGAGGAGTTCACACGCACGCCGAGCTTCAGCTTGCCATTGGCGAACGTATAGTAGCCCAGGCAGTTCATCAAAACTTCCTGGAGCCAGTCGCGTAGTGGCTTCTCCTCCTGGAGGACGCCGCGGAACTTGTACTGGGTTTCCTCGAGGATCTCTTGCCACTCGTAGTGGCCCTCAGGCTCATGCCATTGGCCTTCGTCGTCATAGTAGCCCGGCGAGTCTTCCACCCATACCTTGATCTTGCGCGGGAACAAACTAGTAACCGTCTGATCGCAGATCGCTGCGGCATCAATTGCCGCCTGCACGTCGAAGTACTGCTCACAGACTGTTGCACTCGCAAAGCGCAGGCCGCGGGAACGCAGGAGCATGTTGACTGCGATCCAAATGGGGTTGGTCAGTGCAGGCATCCATGCGCGAGCTCCCGGCGCAGTCCACACCCAGCCACCGAGCCCCAGCGCGACGACGGCTTCCATCGAATGCTCGCTCAGGCGCGAGAGCTGCAAACCCTTGGCGTCCGAACGGCGAATCATGACGAACGCCGTGCCGGCGGCGCGTTCCGGCCCGGCGTCGGTATCGAATCCAAAGGTCGTCGGATTCGGATCGGGGCCCAGGCTGGTCATCAGGCCGAGCGCACCAGGGTAGCCGTGATGATACTGTCCATCCAGCTTGTGGCCGGTTCCATATGCCCCAAGCGGGCCTTCGCCGACGATCCCCACGGCCGCATAGAAATCGCTCTCATCGCGGCCCATGGCGATCTTGGCGTTCACGGGCATCGGCGAATCGGTGTAGATCTCCGGCAGGACCTGATCGTAGATCGAGTCGGCGACCAACGAGACAGAGGTGAGCGTCGATCGGCCGAAGCCCCACACGCCGGTCGAGTTGTCCTTGATGCGCACGCCCTGCGGCTTGGCTATGATGCCGCCGTAAAAGTCGTTCATGCCGTGCGCGCGGCAGCCGTTCGGCGTGTCGAACCCTTTGTCGCAGCGGGTTGGATCGGCATTGGGGAAGTTGACCAGATCGAGCGCGCCGTGCTCGGCGAACGGGCAGGCCTGCGAGTTGAACGCCTTCCAGCAGGTGCGCGAGATCTTGCGGGTTGGGTAAGGCAGGTTCAGCTCGTAGAGGCCGTCGGACGCGGTGACTTTGAACTCGGGGCCGGCATCAAGCGACCAGTTGACGATGTTGCCCTTCCAGAGATCGATCTTGATCCCGGTCCCGACATGGAACAGGCTGAAGGCGATCTCGGCTCTGAAGAGGTCGACGTCGTTGGCGAGGTCGCGCATGACGCGGTCGGCGTTGCCGAAGGTGAAGGAGGCGTCGTCGGCCTCGCTGCCCATCCCCTGCGAGATCCCATCGAAGTCGATCAGGCGCGCCTGGTAGAGTTGGCCGCCGACGGTGCAGCGGCGGTCGGAGAGATAGATTGCCGGGTAGCCGGGCTGAAGCGGCTGGATCCTGACGAGCGGGATCACCTGCTGCACCTGCGAGAGCAGCGCGTCCTTGAGCGCTTGGGAGGGGAAGCGGGTCACGGTGGAGTTCAGCGCGTATGCGGGCGTGCTCGACGGGATCTCGACCAGCGTGACGCCGACGGAGCAGGCCCAGTCGGCGACCATTTCCCAGGACAGCGGCTCGTTGGCGAAGCGGCAGATGCAGGGCGTGGTCCCGATGCCGTCGTCGTTGGGCGCGTTGTAGGTGAACGCGCCGTAGGGACCGTACTTCGACTCCCAGAAGTTGCGCAGGGCAATGCGTTCGGACTCGCGGAGCCAGGCACGCCGCACGGTAAAGCGCACAGCGCCGGTGCCAAGGAGGAACCGTTGCTCGATCTTCGCGTTGCCGGAGCCGAACTGGTGGATTACCACCTCGGGCAGCTGCGCGCGGCCGTGCGGGTAGTCGGGCAGAATGGGGAAGGTGCCGCTCGGCACGATCTCCGGGACGGCGATGTTGCCGATGTAGTCAGGCATGGGTCAACGGCTGCTTTGGCTGATACTCCAGATGGAGGTGGTCCTTTTCAAGAACCACGTCGTAGTCCGTGCCGAGGCACTGCTTGAGGCGCGCAATGGCCTTATCCGCGTCTCCCGGGCGGAAATCGCGGCTGCGGAGATCGACCGCAAGGCCGCAGTAGTGGAGAGAGCCGGCCTTGTGGACGCCGTCCACGCACGCTGTCACAACACAATCCACGCCCATCTCGGCGCAGACGCGCTCTGCGGCCACCACCGCGAGCAGGATTTCCGGCCGCAGGCCTGCAATGCGGACTCCCGGTTTGAGCAACAGCATCAGGCTACCTCCACCAGTTCGATTTCGACCACGGCTCGCCCAAGCGACACGGACTGGCTCCACTCGCAGTTGAACCGCACGGTGTGCCGGCCTTGTGTCGCCTGGCCGGTCGGGTCGTAAGAGAACTTCGGGTTCGTCTCGTAGGGGTCGTAGAAGTAGAACGGCTCGGCGGGACCGTTCCGGGCCTCATAGAAAGCACGAAGCGCCTGGAGTTGCGCCGCGTTCAGCCGCTTGGCCAGCCGCCAGCGCTTGCGGCTGGTCGAGGCCTCGACCGACCGCTGCGATTCGCCATTCCGGTACTCGTTGTCGATGACCGGGTACTCGCGCGTGTGGGTGAACGCGCGGCACAAGCTATGGGGCAGCACGGTGGCAGGTGCGGCGTTCTGAACGGAGCCGGGCATCGGTATATCGCTTGACGTTAACTGTAACGCGATATATTCTGTTGATGATGATTCGGAATTTCCGCGACAAGGACACCGAACTGGTGTTTGCGCGGCAGTTCAGCCGGAAATTCCAGACAATTGCGCACGTAGCAAAGCGGAAGCTGGATCATCTGAATGCCGCTACGTCGCTGCTCGACCTCGGGGCGATTCCCGGCAATCAATTGGAGGCGTTGAAGCGTGACCGCGCCGGGCAGCACAGCATCCGCATTAACGACCAGTTCCGCATCTGCTTCAGATGGGATGGTGGCGACGCATTTGACGTCGAGATTGTCGATTACCATTAGGAGAACCAATGCCACGTAAGGCCACGAAAACGATGCCGCCGATACACCCCGGCGAGACACTGCGCGAAGATTTCATGAAACCGTTGGGCCTCACTGCCAACCGCCTCGCAATCAACTTGCGTGTGCCAGCGGCCCGCATTGGCGAGATCGTCAACGGACGCCGCGCCATTACGGCGGACACAGCGCTCCGGCTTGCGCGGTACTTCGGAACGAGCCCTCAGTTCTGGATCAACCTGCAGTCCAACTACGACATTGAGAAGGCGCAGGACATGGTTGGCCAGGAAATCTTGGACGAGATCAAACCACATCGCGCAGCCTGAAGTCGGCGGGCTACCCCACGCTTGCGGCGCATTGACGTATCAACTTGTTAGTAGGCCCGGACTCACTTGCAAGCTGGTCAGCTCCCGCCGGCCGGCATTCGCTTTCATCGCGTTGATCGCGCCTTGGGCCACGACGCGCCCGTTCTGGATGATCACGTTCCCGACCGTCTTCGAGTCGATCTGGAGGTTTACCACGGTGGTGCCCAGTCCGGCACCGGACGCCACGCCGCGGCCAATGTTATCGAGCGTCGGCAGTCCTCCCAATCCGGGGAGCGCAGTGCCGTTCGAGTACCCCGGCGATTGGTAAAGCGAGCCGCCAACTTGCACAATGTCGAGCGGATGAACCGTGGCGGGCATGCCTCGGGTCGGCTGCCCCGTGCTCATTGCGTACAACTGGACGAAGTCCCGGATCTGCTGGCTGCGGATCGCCATGTCCAGGTTGCCGCCGAAGGCCTGCTTCGCGGTGTCCACGATCTGCTTGAGCAGTCCCTTGTCGGAGATGTCGACGCCGTACAGCGCCTTGATCTTTTCTCGCGCCTTCTCCTCCGCGCTCTTCACGAATAGCCGCACCAGACCGGCGACGAAGCCGGCGCCGGCCCCCAGAACCGCGCCCAACGGTCCGCCGAATTTCGCGCCGATCATCGCGCCGCCCGCCGTGGTCATGGCCACGCCTGACCAGCCGCCGCGCCGGAGTCCCTCGAGCGCGAGGATGCTCCCGCCGGCCAGCAGTGCGCCGCCCTGCCAGCCGCCGATCCCGCGCGCACCGGCGATCTTCGTCATGTTGCCCATCTCGTCCAGGCGCCAGCGTTCCGGCCGGTAGCCGATGTTGCCCAGGCTGCTCAGGAGGTCTTTCCATC